TGTAAATTTAACTCCATTTAAGAATTTATTTTCCATAATTCCTAACAACTCATCTTTTTTCTTTTGAGATTCTAATTCTCTTACAGATAAGCCACCTTGTCCATGTGGATTTAAGTGTTTTGCTGTTTCTGTAACTTTATATTGTTCATAGATAATTCCAGTATTATTTGTAATATGAACTGGTAATCTAACAGTTGAAGCCTTTAATTCTCCTCCTTCTTCCATTTCTATTCCTAAACTTTGCACCAAAGTCCCTATCGCTATATTTCCTGTTGTTGCGGTAGTCCCAGCGTAACCTCTTGTAATATCAGCTTTACTATCAGTTTTAACATTAGTAATTTTTACTATTTCTTCTCCAATAGATAGTAAAGCATCTTTTACTAATATGTCAGTATCTACTACTTGAAGCTCGGTATCAGCTGTTGCTAATGCCTTTTTTAAAGTTGATGATACTTTTCTTTCATAATGGTCCACCCATTCAATAGTAGTAGAGTTGGTTTTGTCTACTCTCCCACCTCTTAAAATATGAGATATGATAGGAGAAACATTGGGATTTACCAATTGTAATTCTTCTAAAATATCATTTGAAATAAATTGATTTCCTGAATGTAATTTGTTGTCTATATTTGCCATTATTCATTACCTCCTGTATTTTGTTCTTCAAATTCTTGCTTAGCTCTTGTATATTTAGCTCTATCTTCAATAGAACCAGTTTCAAAAGCCTTTTTCTTCAATTCCTCTAATTGAACTTTTTTATCAGCTCCACCATTACTTCCACCATTCATTGCACCTGGTACTCCACTAGCACCAAGTCCTTTTACATATTCTCCCATTGCTTCTGCAAAACCTTTAACAGATGCTTCTATTTCTTCTTCATTGGCACCAGAAATTCTATCTAAAAATTTATCTGGCATTTTATACTTTGCTAATGTAGTTCTTTTGATTTCATCTGTCTTTATTTTTGAAAGTTCAGCATTCTTTGCATCTAAGTCTTTTTGAATCTTTTCAAGTTCTTTTTTATGCTTTTCTTCTGCAGTAAGATTAGCATTTTTAATTCTTTCCTCATAATCTTCAATAGACTCATTGTGCTTTCTTTCAAGCTCTTTTTTTTCTTTTTCAAAGTCTGCTTTCATTCTTGCAAATCTTTTGTTAATCATTTCATCTACTTCTTCTTGGGTAAATGTTTTTGGTTCTCCTGGTTCTGCAAATAGTTGAATATTAAATTTAAAATCTTTCATTTTTTCCTCCTGTTTAAAGTCCTGTTTGACTATATCATATCCAGAAGTTTAATGTCCTTCAGTACGACAATATTTATATTTGTCCCTCCTTTCTTTGCAATAAAAAAAGCACCTAGTTTTTATCTAAGTGCTCTTGGTTTAATTATTTTATTTAGTTCTTTCTTTAAAAAAATCTTTCCAGTAAGGGTTTTCTTTATCAAAAATTTCTTTTTGTTCTGGTGTTAAGTTGTGTGGATAATCTGCAAATAAATTAAAGATTTTTATTTTATCAAAACTAAACATGTGTTTACCAACAGAATCTAAATCATCTATCCACCATACTCTATCATTTTTATTTTTCTTATAAAAATCACTTAGCATATCCACCTTCTCCTTTATTTTGTTTATCTTTAGCTGTATTTATGTAACCTAATAGGTTTTTAAATTCCTCACTATTTTTGCAAGAATCTACATCTATTAAAACATTTGATTTTTCAAATTTTATACCACCAACTGAATAAGAAGCTTGACATCCAAATCTAGTTTTTAAAACAGAACTATCTAATTTTTTAAAGCCATTTTCTGTTTCTGACTGCAACTCTAAGTATTCAAAACCTCTATTCCTTATTCTTATTATCGCCGCATGTTTACCTGTTTCTAGATAATATTCTTTTTTTTCTTCTACAAAAGTAAGTAACTCTTTAACAGCATTGTAATCATTTGCCCTTTTTATAACTTTACTTTCAATACCATCTAAATTAGCAATTTCAACTATGTTTCTTGTTGTGGCAAAAATTTCTGTAGATATACCGCCTCTAAAATCTAAAACATCATACCCATTTCTATTTCCTATATAAGCAAATGCTAGAGAAGAACAAGAACCTTTTGTTTGGTCTCCTCCACCTAATTTTTTAATTATTTCTTCAGTTGTTAATTCTTTTTGTAGTTTTTTAACCTCATTATACTCTACTTTATCATTTTGAGCCCATGCCATTGTAAATGTATTAGGTACTGGTTCTTTAGTTATACTCTTATTTTCATTATTTGTCAATGCTTCTTTCTCGTTGCTTTCAATATCTTTTTCACCAATTTCTTCTCTACCTTGCTTGATTAAATTTTCATAGTCAACAATCGGTATTGTTGTACTTCTGCATCGTGGATGCATTGGAGGATAATTAAGCCCAACTGCAATCTTTTTAATCTCAAATACTTCACCATGTAACTCCGAACAAATTTGACTTGTCCTGCTATCTAATGTAGCACTAAACTCATATTTTTCTATGCCAGCTTCTTTATATCCGTCCAAAGTAGCTTGATTTAAAGTATAATTAACTTCTGTTCTTAAAAGTCTTTCAACATCGTTCTTTTTAGCTGTTTCAAACCTTTCAGAAACTCTTTTAGTCATAGTTTGTAAGTTGATACCTTGTATCATTCCATTTACTATTTCTTGCTTTACTGTTTGTGCCAATTTATCTGTATTACTCCAAAGTCTTTCGGAGAAATTAGCACCGCTCCAAGGTCTATCCAAAACAGTTTTTATTTTATCTCTACTTACAATAGCGTTAATGCCCAAATCTTTTGTTACTTCTATGAAAGTATCTCTATAAACAGAGGTTAAAGCATTCTTAGCACTATCTTCAACTCCAAAGATAAGTTTCACCATTTCCATATCTACTTGTGCTTTAAGACTATCTAAATGGCTCAAACGACTTCTAGCAGATAATGTTTCAATTTCTAAATATAATTTTTGAGCATCTAATGGTGCTGTTTTTAAAAGATTCTTATATTCTTTCATATAATCATGTAAATCTTTTTTCCAAACCTTATAATCATCACCTTTCAAAAATTTTAAAGCTTCATTATAATTTAGAATATTATCATTCATATAAGTTGTAGTTATTCTAGAAATCTCTTTATTTATATCCTGCTTGGCTTTTTCAAGTGCAATCTTATACTCTTTTTCAATATCCTGTATTGTAGTGAATGCCTTAGCCTCTCTTTTAACTTGTCTTTCTTCCCAATAATCTCTATTCTTTTGAGCCATCAGCACCAACTCCTAATGGAGTGTTCATATCTTTCATTACATTAATATCTTCTTCAGCTTTTATTTTTTCTAACTCTCCTTTTGCATCTTCTATGAAAGGCAAAATAGATAAAATAGTTTCATGCGATACTATTCCTTGTAATTTTTGAGCTGTATCTGCTGCTTCAACAAGATTTTTAGGAACATTTCTAGTAAATACTTTTTGAATATCAGTAGCTTTTATTTTTAAATTATGAAAATCTATCATAAGTTGTAATCTTTGATTAATTGCCTTTTTAAAATGCATTTCTTTTTGTGCTGCTAATTGTTCTAATGCTAAAAGTTTATATCCAAGTGCAACTCCCGAGCTATTTCCACTGAACTCTTTGTCTTGCATGTCTGGTATCATAGAAAATTTATGGATATCTTGATTTAACCTATTTTTGTTATTTTGAGCATAGCTGTCATTGACTTGTTTTATTAGCCACTTGGCATCTCCGTCATCATCTATTAACATTAATTTATCTTCTTTTATTTTTTTTAATGTTTCTTTATCAGTTCCCCCAACATTAGTTAAAACTAAAAGTGCATCTGTGAAGTCTGTCATATCGTCTATCGAAGTTGATGCGGCTTCATCGTATCCATCTATCAAAGAAACAACTTTTTTAAAATCCCCAAAAGCCCTTTTGTTGTTTAAAAATTCAATAATTGGAACTTGATTAAACCCATGTAACTTAGTTACTCCTTTTATATTTGGAACTTCTTTTTTATCACTTTCGGATAAGAACTCATAAGTTGTAACAGTTGTACTATCATAAACTTCTAATTTATAAACCCATTTATCCTCTTTATTTTTAGTTTTATCCCATCTAACCGCAGCTGTTATTTCTTTTTTTACTGTGTTATCTCTTAAAATAAAACAATCTCTTGGGTCTACAACTGCATTTCCAATAGTATTATCTGCATTTTTATACCAAAGTTCATAAGATTTACCAAAAATAGAGCAGTTTTCAGAATGTTCAAAATTTTCTTGTTGCTCTTCTTCAGTTGACAAATATTCAGATAATTTTTCAAAATCTTTTTTTAATTTATCATCTTGTAAAGTATAAGAGATAGGTTTTCCTAGAAAATATGCAGTAGCAATAGTTGTTATATATCCAGGGTAGTCATGAATCAATTTAGCATCTTCTTTATCTATTGTTCTATCTTTTTTATTTAAAATATTGTGTTTTCCACTATAATAATCTTCCATTTTTTGTAGCTCTGGCAATTCATTTTTTATAAATGCATCCAGTGCTTCTTTTAATTCTTGTACATCCATTAATCCTCCTTCCTATCTTATTCCTAGACTATTTCTATCTATTGTTCTCATTTCATTTCTATTTATTGTTTTTTCAGCAACACCAGTTAAAGCATCTGGTCCATCATCATGTTTATTTTTGCCTTCTTTTTGATAAGAAATAATATCCTTTGCAAATTCTGGCCATTTATTTTTCCAATCAACTGGCATATAGATATTTGCATTAACCCAAGCACTATTTGATAATATTCTTGCTATTTTATTTCCAGATTGATGGAACCATTTAATAACTGTCTTATAATTTCCTTTATCTCTTGTAATTCTTTCAATATTTCTTGCGAATGCTCTACCACCATTGTTGCTTTCTATATCTGCAACATTTACATTAAACTTTTTATATGCTTCTGCAACCATAGGTTCTGTTATCTCCATAGCTTCTTTAGTATAGATAACATCTAGTATATAAGCACTATCTTTACAATCTGCATATATGATATTGCATAGAAAATCCTCTCCTGTGTCGGCTGTATCACAATAGGCGGATATTTTAACAATCTTTTCTTTTGGTAAATCTACATAAGTTTTAAATTCACTGTATAATCTACCCTTGATGTCTATTGGCTCTTGCTGATAGTTAGCTGAAGCTATTTCTGGTCCCATAGCTTTTGCTTTTGATAAATAAGATTTATAACTTAATATTTCATCACAAAGCATAGTACCTTTATCATCTTGAACAGCTTTCATTTTTATATGTTTTATCTTTTTCCCTTCTGCTTTATAATGTTCTATTGCTCTACCAGCTAGGTCACCACTAACCCAACGAGTCATTATAATTATTATTTTTCCACCTTCTTCAAGTCTTGAAAGCATTGTTTGTGAATACCATTCCCAATGTTTATCTAAGACATTAGCATTGTAAGCTTCTTCTGCATTTTTGATTAAGTCATCTATTATCATAAGACTACAACCAAAACCTGTAGCAGTTCCACCAGGTGCAGTTGCTAAATAGTTATTGTATCCACCTTCTAAACTCCAAAGGTTCATAGCCCCATCACCTTGTTTTATACTTACACCAGGAAATATATCTGAAAAAACTATTTTATCTCTATCAGCTTTCACCTCTTGAATAGTATTTCTAACATTTTTAGAAAATGTAGTTGATAAAGTTTCATTATAACTTCCTGTCATTATTTTTGCATTTATATCTCTACCAAGTAACCATTCTACTAAATTTCCTACTGTCCTTGACTTTCCATGTCTAGGTGGAAGATTTAAAATAAGAACTTCATCATCGCTTGTTAGAAAGTTTTGTAAATCATTACACAAATCAACTAAAAATTTTCTATCATATTTGTAGAAGTTAGGAGCTTTTAAATAACAATAAAAAAAGAACTCACGCCTTGCAAGTTCTATTTTTGCTCTTCTTATTGCTTCTTTATTTATCTCCACCAAATATCACCTTTTTTAGTTCTTCTGTGGATAATCCTTTAAATGGATCCTCTGTTTTTAGTTCTCCTTTAACTTCTAGTTTTTCAGTAAACATTCCTAAATGTCTACCTAGCATTTCTAATGCTTTTTCTTTATTGTAAAATGTTACTTCTATTCCGTGTTTAGTTTCTTTAACTCCAGATATACATGCTTTTTGTTCTGGACTTAACTCATCAAAATTTTTAATTATAACTCTATTATTGTTAAGATTAACTATTCCAGTTCTATCTGTAAAAGCTAGATTAGCAATCTCATTTAATACTCTATCTTGTGTTATTTCAGTTCTTTTTTCTCTTTCTTTCATTGCTACTTGTATTTTTTCTTGAATCTTAGCATTTCTTAGCAATTTACTTGCATTAACAGCAGCTGTATTTTCATCTTTAACTTTATATCCTGCTCTGATATATGCTTGTGTGCCATTCAAGTCTTTTAAATATTCTTTTACAAATAAATCTTGTTTAGTCAATCTTTTTCACCTCCAGTTTTATAAATAAAAAAACTCCCACAACTGTGAGAGTATTGATGCTATAGTGAGAGGGCATATTGGATTTGCACCAATGACAATAGGATTTAAACCTGTGCTCTAGCTAACTGAGCTAATGCCCTATATGGTAAGACTTTTTTAAAGTAGAGTCTTAAACTACTGTGGTAATTTATTTCAATAAGGAGGAAGTTCTTCTGAACTTCTATACTTTGCTACATGATAACATACTATCACATAAATTTTTACCTTACAATAACCCTATTTTTACCCCTTTTTTACCTTGTTTTTACCTTTCCTAAAATTCGATCAATCTTTGAGTTTTGAAATGTATCTCCAAAGCCTCTAGAATTCTATTTCTCATTCCATAAGTACTTTTTAGAGAAATATTAAGTACATCAGTTATTTCTTCATATGTCTTATTATCAAAGTATTTTAATTGGATAAATCCATAATCTTTATGGTCTTGAACCATACTTAAACATTCATCTATCCTAAAAATTATTTCTTCATAACGACTTATATTATTAGAAATTCTTTGTTTAAGTTCTTCAATCTGCTCCACTTCACTTTTAAAATCATAGCACCCTCCACCTTGTCCACCAGGTCCACATGATTTTTTTATTTGTGGACTCTGTAAATTTTCTATTTCCATTTTTATTCTTTTTTGATATTTAGGATAGTTTCTTAATATTTCCTCTATCTTTCTAAAAATTATCTTTTGCTCCTGTGTTGCCATTATCTCACCTCTGTTATTTTAATTTTAAAAGTTCACTTACTCCAAAACCTGTATACTTATTAGCCAAGTCGATAGTTTTTTCAAGCAATTCAAAATCTTTTTTAAACTTCTCCCTAACTTCTATAAAATTATCTATAATTTTATCTTGTATTTCTATAAGAGGTATAACTATGGGGATACATTTAAAATCTAATCTAGACAGTCTTTTAACTTTTTCTCCAACAGTTTTATCGTAGATATATTGCCTTACAACATCTTTATAGTTAAGATAAAATGTCATGTATTTTAGGTTTACTATATCTTCAAATTTTTCTCTTAAAGTTAAAATAGCCACATTCCCATTTATTGCCACTGGGATATCGTCTTGATATAAAACACATCTTCCAACATCTTCGCAGTCAAAATCTTCTAGATTTACTAATATTTGACCTTTGTTAATTTTGTCGGCTCTTTCATAAGCTTCAATATTGATTTTTGTTATTTCTTCTACAAAACAATCGTATTTTCTAGATATTTCTCCATAAAAAATAGCTGGTTCTCCATTTTCTGTTATATCTTTTTTTGTAAAAATATCTTTTTTAGACATAAATTTTATATTAAAAATATCTGAAATTACTACCGTTGTGCATCCGAAAACAAAGTTAGCAATTTTGATTGTTTCTCTAATAAAGTCATCTCGTTCTTGCATCTTTTTTTACTCCTAAATTTATTTTCATATTTTTCTACTATAGCTTTTAGCCTTCTAATATTTCCCATAAAGTCTATATTTGCATCACACTCTTTGATTAAGAACAAATCTAGCTCTAAATTCCTTTCTACTCCATTTATCCAGAGTTCACAAGCCTTCGTATTTAAAGCATTGATATCAACCTCTTCTACTTCTTTTTCTTCTCTTATTTGTTCCCAGCGATACTCACTTACATCTAACTTCCAACTATCTGAAATTATAATTTTATCTATCTTACAATCGTATAATTCTCTGTAAATATTATCAGTTGTCTTATTTTTATCAATAACTGTGAATAAAACATCTATAGAAGTATCTGTAAATGCATTGCTTATAACATTTAATTCTGCTAGTCTATTTCCAATTAATTCTCTAAACTTTTCTTCAGTTTTTCTGTACCCAACACCTGGAAAAAGTATATAGAAAGCGTACCTCTTCGTATATTCAAGAGATTTTAAAACGAATATATCGTCTACAACTCCTGACTTTTTCCAACTAAATTGCTTTTGTATGTTCTTCTGCTCTTGCTCGGTTAAATCTTTGAATTTTATTGAGAATGGCGGGTTCATGATTACACAATCTACAAGTAAATTTTCGTTCTCATATTCAAAGAAGCTTTTTGCTTCTAGCTCACTATTCTTAAAGTTTTGTTTAGCTGAATTAATAGAGTTTTCTTGAACATCTACACCGTATAGCATAGAAGGTTCAACGAATTGTTCCAATTGTCCACTTCCAACTGTTCCATCAAATACAACTGGATTTTCTATATTTAGATATTGCTTAACTTTTCTAGCCACATACTTTCTTAGTTCTGTACCTGTTATGTATTCAGCTAGTTTTTTGCTTATTTCTCTGTTATTATGTTCTTTAAAATTTCCCATTTTTAATTTAATTCCTCAATTTCAATTATAAAATAATCTCTATCACAGCCTAATTTCTTACTTGAAGATAACTCATATATTAATTTATCATCTTCATATAGAAAGCCATTAAAACTGTCTAATATAGCTTTAAAATTGATATAGAAAAAATGTTAAATGAATGGGAGTAAATAATGACTAACATTTACAAAAAGAGAGATGAACTGTTGGATTATATAGATAAAAATAAAAGTGATTATTTGAAATATATAGAGTTATTAAAAAAAATAAAAAAAGATTTAGCTGAGTTAGATATATTAAGTTCTTTTAATCATAATTTAAAAGATAAAAGTAGAAATGAAATTAGAAGATTAATAGATAAGATGATAAATGATTTAGTTGAAGTAAAAAATAAAATAAAAGAATATGAAGTTATAGAATTTGAAAAATAGGGTAGGAGTAAATAAAATGGAGAAATTAGGATATAGCAGGGACACTCAAAAATTAATATATGCAATTATGAATGATATTTCTAATTTCTTCACAGGACAAGATGCAGGGAGAGTAGCATATAACA